CGGTTTGCCAGGGCTTTCGTCATCGGCGGGATGGCGCAGGTGGTGGCCATGATCGGATCCGGGACGTTCACCGCGGAGACGTGGTCTGACGTGGGCCGCTGGACCGCGATCCTGGCAGTCGCGTTTGTCACCGGGGGCCTCATGGCCCTGGACAAGGCGCTCCGCAACACTCCGGAGGAGAAAGCGGAGGTGAAGTAATGGAACAGATCCTCGTCAAGAACATCATCTCCCAGGAAACCCCCGCGATAGACATCAGATCCAAGGCGCCCACGGTCGATCTGGCCCTGGGGGCGTCCAGTGTCGTGGCGGCGCTCACCGCGGCATCAGCCGCCGGCGGGCCGGTCCTCATCCCCGCGGGAACCTATCTCATTGACCAGGACGTTACCTGCACCGCCCCGCTGCACTTTGCCGGCGGGAAGTTCAGCATTGCGTCCGGGAAGACCCTCACAATCAATGGACCCATCCAAGCCCCGTTGGCGCAGATATTCGAGGGGCTGGGAACGGTTGCCTTTGGCCAGGGGGCCATCCCCGAGGTCTATCCGCAATGGTGGGGGGCTCTCGCGGACGGCTCCAACGATGACACCGCCGCGCTCCAGGCGGCAATCAATGCCGCCGATTTTCTTTTCCTCCCGGCCGGGACGTATTCGACGAGTCCACTCAATCTCCATTCCAATCTGGTTATCCAGGGTGCGGGGGCCGCAACCCGGATCGTGCAGCGCACCGCCCCGATTGCCAGCGGGGGAACGCTCCAGGCCAACAGCGGTGGGGCCACGGCCTTCATCGATAACATTTTGCTTCGAGACTTTCAGATCGAGGGGCCGGACATCGTGACCCCGGTGTTCTCTGAGCATAACCATCTCATCGCTTTCCACGGGGTGCGGAACGCTCAGATCCTCAACGTCCGCGTCATCGGGTTTCGGGGGGACGGGATTCATCTCGGATCGGGGCATGATTTAGGGGAAGAGCGCCACAACCACGATGTCAGAATTTGTGATTGCCTGATCGACGGTATCAACCAAGAGAACCGAAACGGCATCTCTATCATTGATGGGAACAACATTACCGTTGAAAACTGCGTTATTCAAAACACAACCAAGTCCACAATGCCGGGGGCAATCGACATCGAGCCTAATGCTTTTGCTCACCACGTCGCGCAGAACATCAAGATCGTTGGAAACAGGTTTGAAAACATCGGTGGAAACGTGGGGGTCATTTCATTCGTCTTTGGGAATGCCGCCTGGACTACAATGCCCAACACCTTCATCGTGCGGGACAATTACATTGACTGCCCGGGAAAGACTGGAATTACATATCTGCGAGTAATCCCCGGCGGCATCACCGCTGATGCCCCGTCCTGCGGGCTGAAGATCCTCAGCAATACTGTGGTCAGCATCGGCCGCCCGTTCAACATCATCAACGCGAAGGGCGTGGTGATTGGGGCTAACAGCTTCCTGCTGTCTAGCGCTACTGCCCTGTTATCATACGTCGGGGCGGATAACAACATCCTCGACGTTCATATCACCGATAACCTGTTCCGGAACCTTGGGGGCGGGTGGGCGACGGGGATAGCGGTCTTCACCGCCTCGCATATAACCTTCCAGAACAATACCTTTGACGATTGCCCTGGAAACGCGGTGGACTTTGACAGCGGGACGAGTTCTTACATCAGCTTCATCGGCAACCGATTCCTCACGCCGGGAGGGCTTACCTCCATCGCTATCCAGAAGGAGGCGGCGCACACTTTTAACACCCCCACAAACATTTTCCGGGATAATTGGCACCCGGGCCTCTCGGTGTTTTTCACGGCGCCCGTGAAGCGCACGGGCCAAGGCGCAACCGCATTTGTGGCGGACGGGGGGACTATCACCCATGGTCTGGCGCCCGGGACCCCGACTGGCGTCACCGCCACCGGATCTGTCGCCGGCGAGATTGTGAGCGTGACGGCAAAAGGTTCAACAACTTTCACGGTGGCAATAAAAAAACGTGACGGGACCCCTGGGACACCGCAGACTATCTACTGGGCTGTATGGTATTAGCTTTTAACTTCAAAGGGCTGGAGGAAGCAATTATGTTGATAGCGAAAGTAAGAGCAAACTGGGCGGCGGGGGCGGGTGGGACGGTGCCGGCGGTGATAATCGACATGACCGCGTATAAGGGCCGGTGGATGCTGTATTCCATGGCCACCACCCCAGGGGCGGCCGCGGAGGCGCCCACTGACAATTACGATGTCACGGTCAAAGCCAACGGTCTGGACATCCTGGGTGGGGCCGGCGCCGGTTAAAGAAGTGGTGAAGTAAACTTTCAAAGGAGAAGAAAAGATGAAATACATTTTGATGCTTGTTTCACTCATGTTGCTTCTGGTCTCCGTGGCCAGCGCAGAGGATGGCGATCGTACCGCGTTCGGAGGGGTGGGCTACTTTGCCCCCAGCGCCCCGGATATCAGGGCTTTCGCCGGCGTGGCCATCCCGATCAACGAGGCCAAAACTATTCGATCCGTGACCGACCTGGACATCTACCCTCGATCAGACGGGAATGTTAGTATCGCCGGCAAGCGACTACAGTTCGAGGTCAAGTCCGGAATCGCCTACGATGTTTTTAGCCTCAACGGCTTCAAGTTATTTGGCCTGGGGGCGCCGGGGATGGTCACAGATGGGGATAGTCTGGGCCTCAAATTCGAGTATGGGGGAGGTGTCCATAAGATGGTGACGCCCAGGTGGGGGCTGATGACAGTCTTCACCGCGGAGACCTACAAGGATTTTGAGGTTGACGAGTATAAAACCAACTTTGCCCCGCGCTTCGGGGTTACTTTCGCATTTTGAGAGACGCGTTATGGCGCTGACTGATATGAAACCCGCCGTGCAGGAGTTCAACGCAAAAACTTTACCTGTCCTGGCGGATCAGTTGGACCAGCTAAGGTTGGAGGTCAGGCGGCTTTCCGCCGACCTCCACGCCCTGCTGGACCGCATAGACGGCGCCAAGGTGACAATCTCTATCAACCTCCAGGAGCGCCCGCATGACAGCACGACATCTGTCCCAGGACATAACCGTTGACGATCTGAAAACGATCGTACTTGAAGCCGTAGCCATCGGCTTGCAGCATCATAAATGCCAGTATTCGGAAGCTGTGCAGCGCGAAATACCGCATTTGTTCTCCGTTCTTGAAGACATCGGAAACGGCAACATGAAAAACGGGGTCGAAGTTTCCCGGGTCAATCATATCTTTCTGATAGACTTTCGCAACACTCTTAACTCAGCGGTGAAGAAGGTTGTCATCTCAACGGTGGTGCTTATGGCTACCGCGGCCCTGGCTGCATTCTGGCTGGGGTTCAAGGGGTATTTACTGAAATGAATTACGACGAGGAAAATGTCCTGGACAGGGTGATGATCGAGACGATAGCCAAGCTCACCTTGGAAGGGGAATCTTGGACTACCATCGCTGAAGCTGTCGGGCGGAGCATTCGTTTCTGCAAGGACCTGACCTACACCTCCCAGTTTAAGATCCGCCTTCGAGAGCTTGCCAGGGCCGCGGTGTCCAAGTTGCGGGTGGAGGCGGATGATGTCCTGGCCGCCGTCACCGACATCGCATTCGACGAGAGGACGGCGAAGAAGGAGCGTCTGCGGGCGCTGGAACTGCTGGGAAAGCACCACGGTCTATTTGCGGACACGCTGAAGGTCGGTGGCGCCGGCGAACCGATCAAACATGAATATGGAATGTCTAAGGCCCTGAAAGCGAAGCTCGATGAAATATATAAATCGTGAAGCGGCCGAAGTGGCCTATGCCGAATTACTATTCGAGGCGGAGCTTGATAACAGCGTTCCGGAGATGATGCGCTATCTCTGTCTCAATGACTTGTACTTCCTGTTGACCCGTGTTCTCAATCGCCCTGATGTCCGGCACGACTGGCTTTTCGCACGATGCCAGGAGGTCCAGCAGAGCCCCAACGGCCACCTGGATCTGTGGGCGCGGGAGCATCGCAAGTCTACGATCGTGACCTTCGGCCTCACGATCCAGGACCTCCTCTGGGATTCGGAACTTTGCATCGGGATTTTCTCGATCACGCGCCCGCTGGCCAAGGACTTCCTGGGTCAGATCAAGGAGGAGCTTGAAACGAACGAGGTCCTGAAGGATCTATTCCCGGACAGGCTCTGGCGCCACCCGAAGAAGGAAGCGCCAACGTGGTCCCTGGACGATGGGCTGGTTCTGCGGCGGAAGTCAAACCCGCGGGAGAACACTCTCGAAGCCTATGGGCTGATCGAGGGGCTTCCCACCGGGAAACACTTCCAGATCCGCGTCTATGACGATGTCATCGACGAGAAGCAGGTGACAAATCCGGACATCATCAAGAAGGCGGTCGAACGGTGGGAACTGAGTCTCAACCTGGGGAGCGATCGTATCATCCCCCGCTACGGCGTCCCTAACATCGAGCGCTACGTTGGGACCCGCTACCACCTCAACGATCCCTATGCAACCATGATCCAGCGGAAGGCGGCCATCCCGCGGGTGTACCCCGGGACGGACAACGGCGAACTGGACGGCAATCCGGTGTTCTGGACCCGTGAGATGCTCCAGAAGAAGCGGGACAGCATGGGGCCGTATATCTTCTCTTGCCAGATCCTCCTCAATCCAATCGCGGACGAGATGCAGAGCTTCAAGGCCGAATGGTTCCGCTACTGGGTGGCGGAGCAATGGGGCGTCAAGAACCGTTATATCGTGGTGGATCCGGCCAGCCATAAGAAGCTGACCAGCGATTACACGGTCATGCTGGTGGTGGGCTTGGGGCCGGACGGGAACTACTACGTCATCGACGGCGTCCGGGACCGGCTCAACTTGTCAGAGCGGAAAAAGTGGCTCTTCAAACTTCATCGGATGTATCGGCCGATTGCGGTGGGCTACGAGCAATATGGCCTCCAGGCCGATATCGAACATATGCAATACTGCATGGAGCAGGAGCATTACAACTTCAACATCATTCCGCTTGGTGGACAGGTGGCCAAGGTGGACCGGATCAAGCGGCTGGTGCCGGTGTTTGACAGCTTCCGGATGTTCTTCCCTATCCGGTGCCCGTTCGCGGACACCGAAGGCCGCGCCCGGGACCTGACGCGCATCCTGGTGGACGATTTCACCGGCTTCCCGGTGGCGGAGCATGATGACGTTCCGGACTGTCTGAGCCGTATCCTGGATCCCGCGCTGGGCGCGGTGTTCCCAGAGCCGGAAGAGTCCGTAGTGAAGGACAATCGGGTGTCCGGCGTTCTTGAAACCCAGTATGACGTTTTTGCGAGGTAGAAATGATCGAGATCATCCAGGAAGGTTTGCCGGCGCGAAGGTTCGAGGGGTTTGCAGACATCGAAGCCTACATGAAGCGGCTCCCCCAGGCGGAGGTCCCCGCGGAAGACATCTTCTCCGCGGGGGTATACATCCGCCAGATCACGGCGGAGGCCGGCACTCTGCTGATGGGGGAGAGGCATAAGCAGGAGACGTGCAACGTGCTTCTGTCCGGGGAGATGGTCTTCTTCCCGGAGAGCGGTGCGGAGCCCTTCACCCTGGAGGCGCCGGCGCTTTTCACCTCGCCGGCGGGAGCTAAAAAATTTGCCTATTGCATTACATCTGTGGTCTTTGCTACGATTCATGCGAACCCTACCCTTGAGAGAGACCCAGTTAAACTAAGGCGAAGACTAACCTTGGAGGGCTAATCCAATGTCCTTTGTCGCAACCGCAGTCATCAGCTTGGCAGTCGCCGCAGGGGCATCCACCTACAGCGCCATCTCTTCTTCCCGGGCCGCCGGCAAGGCGGAGAATGAGCGGAAGAAGCAAGAGAAGCGCCTGGAACTGGACAAGCTCAACGCCCAAAAACGCGCCCAGATGGAGCAGATGACTCTCTCCGGGGTGCGGAAGAAGCGGGCTGCATCTGGTCTGAGCGCCACCATGCTGTCTGGATCTTTCGGCGCTCTGAGTCCGGACGTGAAGGGTAAAACTCTCTTGGGGCAATAATATGGCGGACATAAAAAAGATCCGGAAGCGACACGTCCAACTCCGAAGTGAATTTGAGATGAACTGGCGCCCCCACTTTGAGGACCTTTCAAACTACCTCCTCCCCATCAAAGGACGCTTCTCCGGCCGCGACACCACGCCCAACGATGGCAAGAAGCGGATGAACTACATCATCGACGCCACCGCCACCCGGGCCATCCGGATCCTGGCCGCGGGGATGCAGAGCGGTTTGACCAGTCCCGCCCGCCAATGGTTCCGCCTGGGACTGGCCGATAAGGACCTGGAAGAGTTTGCCCCGGTGCGCACCTACCTGGACGAGGTCCAGAAGCGGATGCTGGCCATCTTCGAGCGCTCGAACTTTTACAACTCCGTGCATTCCCTCTATTCGGAGTTGGGAACTTTTGGCACCGCGGCCATGATGATGGAGGAGGATTACAAGAGCGTTATCCGGTGCTATCCCTTCACGATCGGGGAGTATTACGTTGCCACCGCGCCGGACCTCCGCGTGGACTCGTTCTATCGTGAGTTCAAGATGACGGCGCGGAATATGGTGGACAAGTTTGGCCGTGACAACGTCTCCCCCCAGGTGCGCAACGCGGCGGAGACCGCCGGCACGGAGATGAAATGGTTCGATGTACTCCACGTCCTGGAGCCCAACCACGATCGGAAGGTGGGCCGGCAGGACAACCAGAATATGCCGTTCATCTCTGCATACATGGAACTGAAGGGCGAGGAGGACAAGTTCCTTCGGGTGTCGGGGTATGAAGACCTTCCGGTGATGGTCCCCCGCTGGGACACGACCGGCTCTGAGGTTTACGGCCGCTCCCCTGGGATGGACGCGCTCCCGGACGTGAAGATGCTCCAGAAGATGCAGGAGAAGGGGCTGGTGGCCTTGGACAAGATGGTGGATCCGCCGATGAACGCGCCGACTGCCATGAAGAACCGGGGCGGGACCATCCTCTCCGGGGGCGTGAATTACATCGACGTGCAGCAGGGGCAGCAGGGCTTCACGCCGGCGTATCAGATCGAGCCCGATTTTCAAAAAATGGAGTATAAGATCGAGCGGATCCAGACGGCGATCAAAGAGGCGTTCTACAACGATCTCTTTCTGATGCTGGCCCTGGGCGGTGACAAACAGATGACCGCCAGGGAAGTATCGGAGCGGCATGAGGAGAAGCTGCTGTCAGTCGGGCCGGTGGTGGAGCGGCTTCAGCCGGAGCTTTTGGACGTGGCCATCGATCGGACCTACAACATCATGGACCGGCACGGGCTTTTGCCGAAGCCGCCGCGGGAACTTGAAGGGGCGGATATTGAGATTGAGTACGTCAGCCTTTTGGCCCAGGCGCAGAGGATGGTGGGCATCTCCTCCTTGGAGCAGACCGCGAACTTCGCCGCGGGTCTCGCCGGCGTCTGGCCGGAAGCCCGGGCGAAGTTTGACGCGCAACAGGCGGTTGACGAGTTCGCCCGGATGGCTGGCGCCCCGTCGAAGGTGGTTCTTTCGGATGAAGACGCCGCGGCACGGCTCCAGGCGGAGGCGGACCAGATCCAGGCCCAGCAGCAGCCGGCGGTGATGGAGCAGAATGCGAAGACGGTGAAGGCGCTGTCCGAAGCGGACACCACCAAGCAAAGCGCACTGAAATCTTTGACTGACACCCTGGGGCTTCCGATATGACATACAACGCCGCGGATCCGAAGCTGGTAGAGAAACAGGCCATCGATGACAAGCTGGAGATGGAGCAGTATCACAAGGACCTCCGGGAAATCCTTTCCAGGCCGGCGGGGGTCCGCGTCTTCAAGAAGATCCTGGCTGACGGAGGAATGTTCACGACCTCTTTCACTGGGAACAGCACGACCTTTTTCAACGAGGGGGCGCGGAATGCGGCGTTGCGGATTTTTGCCGCCATCTGCGAAGCCTCCCCGGATGCAGTTAAATCGTTAATCCTTGACGATCGAGGGAAAAACAATGGACGAGAATAACACCACCCTGCTGACAAAGACTGACACCGAAGCAGCCGGGGACAGAGGAACCGCAGGAAACGCGGGCGATTCTGGTACACCTCCGAAAGAGGAACAGAAGGGGACCGCAGATGGCGGGAGTAAGCCACCCGATGGCGGAACTCCGAACCCGGACGGAAAGCCGGCGGACGGGGAGAAGCCGAAGGAAGATGAAGGAAAAGCCCCGAAGGAAGGGGCTCCCGAAAGTTATGCGGACTTCACGCTTCCCGAAAAAACGCCTGTCACAAAGGAGCAGGTTGAGAATCTGAAGGCCGTTGCCAAGGAACTCAACCTCACCCAGGAACAGGCGCAGAGTCTGGTGGACGTGCAGGTGAAAAATGCGCAGGAGTATGTTGATGCCCAGAACTCCGCTCTTTCGCAGTTGCGGAAGGATTGGGTGGAAGGCGTCAAATCGGATCCCGAAATTGGCGGTGCCAAGTACCAGGAAAACGTGGCGGTGGCCGTCAAAGCGCTCAACCGCTTCGGGACCGATGGGCTGCGCGAACTTCTGAACCTGTCCGGCTTTGGGGACCATCCGGAGATGATCCGGTTACTCTACAAGGTCGGCAAAGCGATCAGCGAAGACACCCTGATAGAGGGGGATGGCAAGCCGAAACAGCCGAAACCCTTCTTCGAAAAATCAAATCACGTTCTTTAAGGAGGGCGTATCATGACCGTAGGAACTCTCATCACCCTGACCGACTGGGCCAAAGTTCAGGACCCGGACGGCAAAATCGCAAAGGTCATCGAGATCCTTGCGCAGCAGAACCCCATCCTCCAGTCTTCATACTGGATGGAGGGCAACCTCCCCACCGGGCACCGTCACACCGTCCGCGGCGGGATCCCCGTCCCCACCTGGAGGATGCTGAACTATGGCGTCCCCATCACCAAGGGCCAGACCAAGCAGGTGGACGATGTTTGTGGGATACTGGAGGATTACGGGCAGGTGGACAAGGATCTGGCCGATCTCAACGGCAACACGGAGGCGTTCCGCCTCACCCAGGACAAGGCCCATATCGAGGGCATGGGCAACGCCATGGCTTCGACGATCTTCTACGGGAACCAGATCATGGACCCGGAGAAGTTCACGGGGCTGACCCCGCGCTTCAGTTCCACCAGCGCGGAAAACGGTAGCAACGTCCTGAAGGCGGACGGGACCGGATCGGACAATACGTCCATCTGGCTGGTCGGCTGGGGCGAAAGAAGCTGTTTCGGGATCTACCCCAAGGGCTCCCAGGCGGGTCTCATGGCGGAGGACCTGGGCCGGCAGACGCTGGTTGACTCCAACGGCCTCATGTATGAGGGCTACCGGAGCCACTATCAGTGGAAGGCCGGACTCGCGGTTGCGGACTGGCGCTACATCGTCCGGATCTGCAACATCGACGTGAGCAACCTCACCAAGGACGCCACCGCCGGCTCCGATCTGGTGGACCTGATGACCCAGGCCCTGGAACTCCCGCCTGACCTGAACACCGTCAAGCCGGTGTTCTACTGCAACCGGACGATCCGGAGCTTCTTGCGCCGGCAGATCAAGAACTCGAACAACGTGCAAATCTCGATGTCCGAAGTCGCAGGGCGGCGTGTCCTGGACTTCGACGGTGTCCCTGTCGAGCGGTGTGACGCGCTTCTGAACGCCGAAGACCTCGTCAGCTAACTCTCAACCTGGAAAGATAAGGAGCAGAAACTATGATTCTCGATAAACAGAATCTTTTCAGCGACGATCAGGCGGTCACGGTGACGGCGGACAGCACCAACGTGATTGACCTGGGAACCGCTGGATTAGGGAAGGGCGAACCCGTTCGCCTCATCGCACAGGTCACCACGACCTTCACCGGTGGCACCAGCCTCAAGGCTTCGCTGGTGACTTCGGACAGCAGCACGTTCAACGGCGCCACCACCTTGGTGGAGACCGCGGCCATCGCGCGAGCGACGCTTGTTGCCGGCTACGAGTTCGGTCTGGGCGGCTTCATGCCGGAGGAGATCAAGCGGTATAACAAGCTGGTCTATACCGTGGTCGGCACCATGACCGCGGGTACCATCACGGCCGGCTTCCTGCTGGACAAGCAGAACTGGGCCGCCGTTCCTGACGGCATCTAACCAAGGAGGTAGTTCATGGCAAAGCAGCAGAGCGATAACAAGCCGGGGACAAAAACTTATGTCTGTATCCGGCGGTGTTACAGCTTCGGGCGCCTCTGGTATCCGCAGCGTGAAGCAGTTCGGGAGGAGGACTTCCTCCTCAAAACCGATAAGCCGGTCAGTCCGAAAAACTTCATGCAGGTCGAAGTGGCCCCGGCGCTGGAAAAGCCTCCTGCCGAAAAGGGGATAGCATTATCCCAGATTGACAAGGCGGATTCTTTCCTCACTTAGCCCTGGAGGGCGTTGTAGTAGACTGGCGGGGGGCTGTTAAAGGCCCCCCGTTTTTCTAAGGAGCGGACAAAATGCCTTCAGAGACCGAAATTTGCAACTTAGCTTTATCTCATATCGGAAACCTGACCATCAACACGTTCTCCGATCCGTCCCAGGAGGCCCGCAAATGCAAGTTGTATTATCCCCTCGCCCGGGACTATGTCCTCCATGACCACGACTGGGGCTTCGCGGAGCGGCGGGAGCCGCTGGCTCTTATGGCCAACTTCGATTTCCCCGGGTATGACTACGCCTATCAATATCCCGCGGACTGCATCAAGGCCCGCCGGATCCACACTCTCAGCCCCTTCCCAGTAGATTACGCGGTGGTGGCCGCGCCAGGGCTGTCCGATCGGCTGGTGGTCACAAACCAAGCGGACGCGATCCTGGTTTACACGGCGAAGCTGACGGACCCCAACATCTTCGATCCTTCTTTTGTGGTGGCACTCAGCTACAAGCTGGCCGCGGATCTGGCCCAGCCGCTGACGAAAAATCTCAAACTTCAAGAGGCCATGCTGGGGATGTACACGGTCTTTCTTAGCCGTGCGAAGACCGTCAACTCCAACGAGGCGGAGAAGACGGAGAACAGGGCTCAATCAAATTCTTTCCTCCTTGCGAGGTCATAATGCCAAAAGTATCCCAGCTTTCTTTCACCGCCGGCGAACTGGCCCCCGCCATCCAGGCCCGGGCTGATCTGGCAAAATACCAAGTTGGAACAAAGCTGATGCGGAACGTCATTTGCCACGTTCACGGTGGAGCGAGTAATCGCCCCGGGACTTATTTTGTGGACGAGACGAAAGCCTCCGCGAAGAAGACCCGGCTCATTCCCTTTGTCTACAGCGCAACGCGGTCCTACGCCCTGGAGTTCGGGGACTACACTCTCCGCTTTGTGACGTTCGATGACCAGGGGGAGCATGGACTGGTGTACCAGGACCTCGTCTCCGCCGGCGTGTTCAAGTGGACCGCGTCCGCGCATGGGACGGACGAGTATCGTCTGGAGATTGCTTCTGGTGGGTCCCCGGGCGTCATGCAGGTGATGAGCCTCTATTTCGAGAACACGCTCCTGACGGCCGGCACCGCGGGATCTTTGGCGGTTGGACAGTGGGCGTGGGGTGACAATGACACCCTGGGATACAGCACTCTCTATGTTCGGATGCCGGCGGGCGAAGCCGCAGATCCGGATGCCCAGGCGGACGGCGCTCTCTGGACAAACATCGAGCTTGCAACTCCCTATGGGGAAGATGATCTGCTGGATATTCAGTTCACCCAATCCGCGGACGTGATGTTCCTGGTCCATCCGGACTACCCCCCGCAGAAGATCTCCAGGTATGGAGATTACGAGTGGGAGATAGAGCCGCTGGATGCCACCGGAGATGGCCCTTATCTGTCCGATCATGATCCTGCCTCCGCACAGCCGGCGGCTTACACGGGAAGCAATGTTCAGGTGGTGTTTAACGAGGCGTTGTTTGAGGCCAAGCATATCGGCACCCCGCTTCGGATTGGATACGCAAACCCCCTGGATGCCTCAGACATTCGCTGGGGCTACGGGATAATCAATTCTCTTTCCGGCACTGGTCCGCTTCATTCTGTGATTTATGTCAACATCCTGGAGCCCCTGGGGTATGAGTTGATTTTTAACCCGGAGTTTGAGCAGGGCCTCCTGGGATGGGAGCGGAGCGCCTCCGGAGTTATTTATACTGGGGTGGGAACGCATTTCGTTCAGTTGACTCATGGAAGCGGGCCTATTCCCGCGGCGTCATTGAAGCAGAATCTTGAGGTTATGATCGGGGAGCAGTTGACCCTGGAGATCGATGTCTCCGCGATAATAGGGACGTTGCGGGTCTCAGTCGGGAAGCAAGCCACGGACCCCTCAGACGGAAGTTATGGGAAGGACGTGGTGGACTACGTTTCCTATACGACCACCGGGACAAAGACCATCACCTTTACCTCGACGGCGACCAAAGACATCTTCATTCTCCTGACCACGAACGGATCATCCACAGGGCAGTATGTCCAGATATCCCGCATTAGCCTGAAGCGGACGGACAAGACCACCGCGGAGTTTCGCCTCGCCGCGTTCAACGCTGTTGACGGCTACCCCCGGGCGGTCGGGATCTTCGAGCAAAGGCTTTGTTTCGCCGGGACAAAATCGAATCCACTGGGGGCATGGCTTTCGCGCACTGGATATTTTGAGGACTTTTCCTTCAACTCCCCCAGCCAGGATGATGACTCCATCAGCTTCCGTTTCGACTCCGGGCAGGTGACAGACATCCAGTGGCTGGCATCTCTGCGGACTCTGGTGGTGGGGACCACCGGATCGGAATGGCAGGTCCAGGGGGCGGACGGCGGGGCGATCACTCCCTCATCCCTCTCCGCCAGACCTCAATCGTATTTTGGGAGTGAGCATATGCAGCCGCTCCTGATCGGCAATGATGTTCTCTTCACCCAGTATGGCGGCTCCGTCATCCGGGACCTGTTCTATTCCCTGGAGGCGGACGGCTACAACGGGGATGAGCTTTCCATCCTGGCGCACCATTTTCTGGATGGCTACCGCGTGAAAGAGTGGGCGTATGCGCGGCTCCCCTACTCCATCGTCTGGGTGGTCCGCGACGATGGGAAGCTGCTGGGGATGACCTTTGATAAGCGCCAGGATGTCGGCGGGTGGCATCTTCATGAGACGGACGGGGCCATCGAGTCCATCTGCTGCGTCCCCGCGGGCGCGGAGAATTACGTTTATCTCGTCGTGAAGCGGACAATCAACGGGCAGGAAAAGCGTTACATCGAAGTGATGATGCCCCGCGTCACCGATGAGACCACCTATGACTTCTTTTTCCTGGACTGTGGCCTCTCTTACCGCGGAGCGCCGGCGAACAACATCTCCGGGCTGGCGCATCTGGAAGGCCGGACGGTGTCGGCCCTGGCAGACGGAGGGGTGGTTGAAGGGCTGGTGGTCACCGGGGGCGCCATCACGCTCCCCTACAAGGCGGAGCTTGTCCACGTTGGGCTCCCCTACGTCTGCGATCTCCAGACGCTGGTCATCAACCTGAACGATGACACGGCCGGCGCCACTATCGGCCGGCTTCGGACGATCCCCACCGTGACGTTGGAGTTCCTGAAAACCCGACAGGCGTTTGTTGGCCCGGACGCGGATCATCTTGACGAGATCCGCTTCCGCGAGGATTATGTAGGTGAGGACCCTATACCGTTGTTCACTGGATTGAAGGAGATCGTCCCTGATTCAGGGTATCAGATGGACGGAAGCGTTCTGATAAGGGTCACGGCCCCGGTCCCTTTCACCGTCCTGTCTATCACCCCCAATTTCCAATACAGCGAGAGGTAAACGATGGATTCCATGGAAGGCTTAATGGTTGGAGGGGGAGCGTTGAGCGCCTTCGGCTCGATCTGGCAGGGGATAGCCGCCAGACGCCAAGCCAACACGGAGGCGGCCATCGCCCGGAGCAATGCCAAACGCGCCCGCGGTGCGGCCGCTGAAGCGGTCTCCAGGGGACAGTTTGAGTCCCGCCGCCATCTTATCCGCACCCGTCAGTTTGCCGGCTCCCAGCGGGCGGCATACGGCGCCGGCGGGGTGGACGTGGGCTTCGGGTCCCCCGCGGACATCGTTGAGGAGACAAAGCGGATGGGGGACGTGGACGCCGCCACCATCAGATACAACGCGGCCCAGGAGGCGTGGGGACTGAAGGCGAAGGCCGTGGACTACACGACCCAGGCCGGGATGCTCCGCGTTGCCGGCCAGGATGCTCTGCTGTCCGGGGTGGCCTCCGGGGCCGGGACCATGCTGACCACTTTCGGCTCAGTTGCCAGCCGCAGATCCAGGAGGGGGTATTATGCCGAAGGTTAGGGTTTACGATTCTCCGCAGGTTTCTCCGGGGGCCATGCCGTTTGCCCCTTCCCAGGCACAATCGATTTCGAGCGGCGTCAATCTCTCCGGGATGGCCGATCAGGTTAACAGTTCGATCAACCAGATGGCGGAGCAGCAGCTTTCCATGCAGATTGATCTCCAGGACCGCAAGAACCAGATCAAGGCGAAGCGGGCCTATATCGACTACGGGGACCGGCTCCGGGAACTCCAGACGAGCCTCACCGATCGGAAGCGCATGGACGCCTTGGGCGTGACGGTAGACGGGGAGAAGAAGGCTCAGGAGATGTATCTTTCTGTGGCTCAGGGCCTGGAGAACGATCGGCAGAGGGAGATGTTTGAGTCCGTTGCCCTGACGCGGCGTTCGAGTTTCCTGGACACCCTGGCGCAATATGAGGCCAGTGAGATGCGGGCGGAAGAGGTGGCGTCTGCCGATGCGGTCATCGAATCGGAGTTGATGTACGCCTCTGAAAACTACGGGACCCCTGGCGTCCTGGACGCGGCCATGGAGTCCATAGACCTTGCCCTTCGGACGCGGCTCAAAGGATCCTCAGAAAAGGAAATCGCCACGGAGAAGGAGAAGCTGAAATCTCAACTCCATCTGGCCACCATCGACGCCATGTTGTCAGATAAAGATCCGGCGCTGGCGCAGAAGTATTTCCGGGACCACGAGGAGGAAATCGTCAACACCCCAGGCAAGCGGTCCCTGGCGGCCTACCTGGACGGGCAGGTGGAAACGTCTGAAGCCCTGGATCTGGTGGATGAGATCCACGCCTCCGGCCTCCCGCTCCAGGAGCAACTCAAGATGGCCCGGGAGCGGGTCCCCAATGACAAGCCGCAACTCGAACAGACGGTGGTGGAGCTTCTGAAGTCCCGGTACAACGAGGCGAAATCCCTGGAAGCGGACGCCCTGAACGCCCGCTATGACGATGCCACCGCGAAGATCCTGGACCACCTCCGGGGCGGCGGCTCCTTCGCCCAGGCGCTCCGGATGGCCTACGAGGAACCCAACGGCCGCGTGAAGCGCCAGCTTGTGGAGATGGTGGAAGCGCGGCAGAGACAGGCCCTGGCGGATGCGGATCACACGGCGCCCAAGCAGGAGGTGGATTACAACGCCCTCCTGGAAGCCCGGATGAGGGTGGACGGGACGCACCCCACCCTTGGAAACATAACAAGCGAGGCGGAGTTCTTCCGGACGTACCTCTCGAAGCTGGGGAAGGAGTTCGAGCAGACGCTGAAATACTGGAAGGACGGCGGGTCCCGCGGATCCTTGACCGATAGCCGCGTCCGTGGGATTTACGAGACCCTCACCGGAAAGCGGGTGGTCAGCAGTAAAGACCAGGAGAACTACAATCATGCCTGGAACTACATCCTCCAGAACGTCCCGAAGGACCGGGATCCCACCGACGAAGAAATATCCCGTCAGCTTTCCATTCTTCTCACCACCCCCGGGGAGAGAGTGCAGCAGGGCGGATGGGACTGGGATATGTCCTACCAGGAGGCGCTCCAGGGCGGCGTGGGCGATCAGTGGCTCCCGAAGGTAGACAAATCGGAGGAGCCATACATCAAGAGCCAAATCGAAATCTGGAATAATGCGGTGACAAGTGATAAGGACAAGATTGGCACCGATGAATTTTCGATCCGTCGATACAAGAAATATTTGCTCCTGGGGAGATGGTAAATGGCAGACATCGAGGAAATGCGGAAGCGCGGATATACCGGCCCGGATCTGAGCGGACTCGTCTCGAACAACGATGCAGCTTCTTCCCTGGGCCTTGCCCAGGGGGCAAACCCGGATCAGGAGGCGCAGATCCGGGGCGCGGCGAAGACCGCGGGCCTCCCCATCCCCATCGCAAACGCCAATCCGGATATCGTCCGCGGGCTGGCCCAGAAGGTGGAGGCCATGAACGCGCTGAAACAGGCGCCCAAAACCGCGGACTATTTGTCCAACGTCCAGAACGCGAAGATTGCGCACGATGACGTTCCAGCGCTGGCCGGCGTAGAGGCCGCGGAGAAAGAGAACATCTACTCGAATGGTGTTTGGAGCGCTGGGTTCAAACTGGCCAAGCGCTTTGCTAAGGGTCTCCGCCGGACGGAGATTGGTCTGGATTCTGCGATACACTCCCAGATCGGCGGGTTCTTCGAGAACATGGCGGAGACCGTTACAAATCCTTATCTGAAGGAGCCGCTTCAGAACGCCGCGGAGTTCTTCTTCCGCCAGGAGATCGAAGGCCAAAAGCGGATGAATGACATCACCCGCAAATACTTCGAGGATCCGAAGATGGATCTCCCGGAGGAACTGCGGGGCCGGCTGATCGATAACCCGGAGATGGTCCTGGATCCGAAATGGCTGGCGGTCAATATGACCGACTTCGCCTCGTCCTTTGTCCCGATGATTGCCGCGACAATGATAGGTGGCCCCGTTGCCGGTGGGGTGGCCGGCGGCGCCCTGGAGGGATCGGACCTCTACAACCAGTTGCGGGAACTGGGGACCAGCACCGAAGACGCCGGCGCGGCCCTGATAGCGTTTGGGGTGGTCACCGGGGTCCTCAACAAAATCGGCGCCAATCGACTTCTGGCGAAGATGCCGGTGGGGAACATGGCCTCCCGCATGATGCACCGCATCGTTACGGGGGCCACCGAAGCGGGAACGGAATACATGGAGGAGCCCTTCCAGGCGGCCTTCGCCAGCATCGCACAGGGCAAGGGCCTGGAGTCCACCGCCGAAGCTGTCCTTCAGTCGCTGTCTAATATCGAGGTGATTCCCGGGGCGTTCCTGATGGGCGCGGCCCTGAACTCTACCATCTCTGAGTCCAAGCGCCGGACGGAAAGTTCCACGGCATACGCCAATCGGATCACGTCTATCTCCAACGCCCTGGCCGAAAGCAAGCTGAAGGAGAGGTCCCCGGAAGACACGGAGTCTTTTCTGCGGACCCTGGGAGTTCGGGAGGACCTCTACATCTCCCCGGAAGGGGTTCAGGCGCTCTTTCAGGCGGATCCCCAGATCCTGGAGAAGCTGGGTCTAGACCCCGCCAAGGCGCTGGAGGATGCCCAGACAGGTCAGGACTCCAGGGTTCCGGCCGCGGCGGTCCTGGCGCGGCTCCTGCCGGAAGAAGTGGCCCTTTTCCAGCAGGACATCAAGCCGTCTCCTGGGGCTTTCACGATGCGGGACATGAAGGCCAAGGTGGACGCGGAAGAGGTTTCCCGCCTGACCGCGGCCGCTGGCACGGCTATCCGGGAGGAGATCGATTTCGGGGTGGAGGTGGACCGGATAATTGGGGAGGCCCGCACCGCCATCGACGGCCTGGAGAATTTTAAGGGCGTCAACACCGAAGAGTACCTCGCCCAATACCGGACGATCCTGGAGCGCTTTGCTAACCGCTGGGCCGTTGGCACCGGGAAGGACCGGATCCAGTTCCTCCAGAAGATCCAGGGGGTGATGCAGAAATACTTCATCGAGTCCGGCCAGTCTATCCCCACAGAATACCTCTCCCTATCCCAGCGGATTGCGGAGACTCCGGAGTTTAAGCAATGGTTCCGGGAGTCCAAGGTGGTGGACGCGGAGGGGAAGCCGCTGATGGTTTATCGGGGGGAGCATGGCGCTCTGGCCCCAGGCGAAGGACTTCAGACTCGTTTGGGGTCTTATACTTTCACCACTTCTGAAGCGGCCAATATTTATGCCACAGAGCCGGCGGATGCCTCTGACAGAGCGCAAGCATCCAGGGTTATTCCGGCGTACCTCAACATCCAGAATCCCATCATAAATGACGCGGAAGAGCCTTACCTTGAGTTTTCAAAGTTGGCGGATGTTATGGGCGAGGCGGAGGCTGGCCGAATTGCAGTTCAACTCGTCGATGCAGACCCCACCCTGTGGACGGAAGACATGGCCCTGGCGGAGGGGGTGAGCAGCTTAGAGGAGTTTCTGGCCAAAGATCCGGCGAATGTTCGCAAGTTGTATGGTGAGGCTTCCATTGTTCTGGATAATGCTGAAGTTGCCCAGGCGCTCCGGGCCGCTGGTTATGATGGGGCTATTTATGCCGGGATGGACGCCACCGCGGCGGCTCCCGTGTATCGTGTATTTTCTCCGGATCAAGTCCGGTCGGTCTACGGCGCCAGGGATGTAGGAGGGGCTTCTTTCTGGCAGACCATCAAGCAGATGCCGGAATTTGCGGAGTTCTTCCGGGACACCAAGGTGGTGGATGAGCAGGGAAACCCGCTGATGGTCCATCATTCCGGGACCTTCCGTACCGAAGAAGATGAGGCTTTTGACACCACGGCCGGCGTCCACTTTGGAACGCTGGATGCAGCGCGGGCGAGGATTAGGGGCAAGGCTGTTGACGATGCTCTCCAGTCCATCGAGACATACCAGAACGATTCCGGGCTTTGGGGCTTTGAGATCGATGGCATCGACTACGAAGGTGATTATGAGTCTGAAGCCGAAGCCCAGGAGGCCGCGGAGGACTTGGCGGCCACCACGGACATGGATCTTCCGTGGGAAGATGCAGAGGAGGGGATCACCTCTGTCTACCTGAATTTGAAAAATCCCAAGTATGTCGAGGACCAGGGGAATGA